GGCGACAACTCCATTTATGCACACTGGAACATCCAAGAAGGCACTTCAGCCTCAATTCGATTCCTCCCAGACGCAGACGAAACAAATACATTCTTTTGGCGTGAACGTCAGATGATCAAGATCCCATTCGCTGGTGTCAAAGGGCAAGACGAAAACAAAAAAGTGTACGTACAAGTACCGTGCGTTGAAATGTGGGGCGAAACATGTCCAGTACATGCCACTATCCGTCCTTGGTTCAAAGACCCTAACATGGAAGCACTTGGCCGCACATACTGGAAGAAGCGTTCGTACGTTTTCCAAGGCTTTGTTGTATCAAGCCCAATGGAAGAAGACAGTGTTCCAGAGAATCCAATCCGTCGCTTTGTGATCAGTCCACAGATCTTTACGCTAATCAAGCAAGCGTTGATGGATCCAGACATGGAAAATATCCCAACTGACTACCAAGCGGGTACAGACTTCCGTTTGAACAAGACACAAAAGGGTGGCTATGCTGACTACTCTACAAGTGGTTGGGCACGTAAAGAACGTGGCTTGAACGAAGAAGAATTGCAAGCAATTGCAACACACGGCTTGTTCAACTTGAACGACTTTATGCCAAAGCGTCCCGGCATCGACGAACAAAGAGCAATCTTTGAAATGTTCGAAGCTAGTGTTGAAGGCAAGTTGTATGACCCAGAGCAGTTTGGTAAGTTCTATCGTCCAAGTGGCGTTCAGATTGCCAACGCAACTGGAACAGCAGCCGATGCTGATGAAGACACTCCTGCACCTAAGGCAGCTCCAGCAGCTCGCCCTGCACCAGTGGCTTCACAAGCAGCACCAGCAGCCGCATCAGCACCAATTGCGCCAACTGAAGGTGCAGCCAAGCCCAGCGTTGACGACATCCTTAAGATGATTCGCAGCCGTCAAGCCTAATTGACACACGGGAGGGCATGATGCCCTCCCACTTCATCTTAAAGGAATAATATGGCAAAAGCATTTGATGTCTCTAAATTTAGAAAGAGCATTACAAAAAGTATCGAAGGCATGAGTATTGGCTTCAATGATCCAACTGACTGGATCAGCACAAACAATTTCGCACTGAACTATCTTATCAGCAGTAACTTTAATTACGGCGTGCCAATGGGCAAAGTTACAGTGTTTGCTGGCGAGTCGGGCGCAGGCAAAAGTTTTATCTGTTCCGGCAACTTGGTCGCCAACGCACAAAAGCAAGGTATCTTTGTTATCTTGGTTGATAGCGAAAATGCACTAGACGAAAAGTGGCTCCATGCATTGGGAGTAGACACAAGCGAAGACAAGTTACTTAAACTTAACATGGCCATGATTGACGAAGTGGCCAAAATGATCAGTGAGTTTGTTAAGGAATACAAAACATTGCCCGAGGCAGATCGTCCCAAGGTATTGTTTATCGTTGACTCGTTGGGTATGTTGTTGACTCCAACTGACATTAACCAATTCCAAGCTGGTGACATGAAGGGCGATATGGGCCGTAAGCCTAAGGCGCTTGCTGCACTAGTTCGTAATTGCGTAAACATGTTTGGTAACTTGAATCTTGGCTTAGTGTGTACTGCACACACATACGCATCGCAAGATATGTTTGATCCTGATGACAAGATCTCCGGTGGCCAAGGCTTCATCTACGCAAGTTCTATTGTGGTTGCTATGCGTAAGCTGAAACTGAAAGAAGACGAAGATGGTGGCAAAACAACCACCGTACAAGGTATTCGTGCAGCATGTAAGATTATGAAGACACGCTATGCAAAACCGTTTGAATCGGTGCAAGTTAAGATCCCATACGAAACAGGTATGAATCCCTACTCAGGTTTAACTGATTTAATCGAAACCAAGGGCATGTTAAAGAAAGAAGGCAATAGTCTTGTTTACACAGATCCCGATGGTGTCATTATCAAGAAGTTCCGCAAGGGTTGGGAACGCAATGATGATGGTTGCTTGGATACAGTAATGAAAAACATCACTGACAATCCGCATATCTTTGACAAGAGTGTTCCGCAAGAAGCTCCTGAATCAGTCGAGGAATAAATGACACTTGACCATGAACAATGGTTGAGACAGCAAGGTGTAAAGATCACAGGTCGGCACACCTTGCACCGTGCCCATCAGCCTAGCTATACAAATTGGGCTAGCGAGCGAGAAGACGGTCGCATCGACTGGTCTGAACAGTACACTACAACACAAGAGCAAGTGTATACTGTTGAACTTGACCAACAAACGATTGAAAGATTTGAGCGCATGGAAACAGACATACGACATGCACTTGAGTATGCTAATCGCAAATATGCATCGCGTGGCGCCGTCGGGTATAGGGGTGGCCCAAGTGATGTAACTGCATTCTTCATTGAAAATAAAGAACGTCATCTTGAACTACTCCAAGAGAATTCTATGTACCGAGATGCATGGAAAGAGTTTCAATCTATTCGAGTTCTAATTGGTGAAACTCCCCATTGGCCTTAACAGTAATTTATGTTACAATAGTCTTATGCAACTCAAACTCTTAATAGAACAACTCCAAGCATTGTATGAAAAGGAAATGCTTCACGCTGACATTATGGGTGAGCCAGAGATCATGATAGACTGTTTCAAGCGCACGTCACCGGGCGAGTTCGTGTATGCAGGCTTTAATGATCGAATTGAAATACAACGAAGCAGTGATGGTGTGTATCCTATTCTAAATGCATTTTGGGATGATGAGAGATAATATGAGAGTGATGACATTTGGATGTAGCTGTACAAGGTATCATTGGCCAACTTGGGCCGATATCGTGTTAAAGCAAGCCACTATAGCTGGCATGGATGGCGACAATTAGGGAATGCCTGGTGCTGGCAATTTGTTTATTGCTATTCAGATTCAGCATGCCATAGCAACTGGCCTATTAAAACGCGGGGACCACGCCTTTGTTGCCTGGACTACTCTTACAAGAGAAGATCGATTAGTCAATGGACGTTGGATTGCTCCCGGCAATATTTTTAATCAGACGATATATCCACAATCCTGGGTTGAGAAATATGCAGATGTTGAGTTCTATGCGTTGCGCGACTGCTCATTAATAGCCGCAACCCAGGCTGCACTAAGCGGACTTGGAATTACACAAACTCACTTCAATATACATTGGAGCGAGCCATACCAAATTAGGAGCGATCCGGTCAATAACAACATTTGGAATAAGGTCAATGAAATACTATCTACCTTCAAATTGAAATTTGATTGCAAGCCGATTTTAGAAGTGTTGCCATATCCTCCGCCAGTAACATTGCAGGTCGCTTGGTCAATTGATGATCCATCTAAGGTCTACACAGATGCACATCATCATCCTGTTAGCATGTTAAATTATGTTAAACAAGAAATATGCAAACTTGGAATTCCGTGGCTACCTGCGATTAGTCCTGAAATAGAGACATGGGTGCATGAATGGGATCAACGAATTAAAACTACTGCTCAGCCATTGAAGTATGTTGATTTCCCAGTAGTGCGCCCTAAAAATCGACAATGGGGGTTTGATGATTAAAAAATTGATGCAACGTTTAGGTAGACACCGTGTGATCATGGATCGACGAGCAGATGAACCCTTACTAGAAAGATATTATGTTTTCCTTAAAGACCGAGAGCGATTTCCATTTAATGTATTCGTTCACAAGTTTTGCAAATCAGACCCAGATGATGTGCATGATCATCCATGGCCTTACGCTACTTTAATTTTGAAAGGTGGATACTATGAATGGATTCCAGAATTTGACAGCACAGGTAAAAAGATTGGCGAGACTCGTCATTGGCGCAGGCCCGGACACTTTAGGGTATGTGGCGCTAATAGCTATCATAGGATTGAGCTTGATCCAGCGGTAACAGCATGGTCGCTGTTTATGCCAGGACCGCAAAAACGAGACTGGGGATTCCTTGTCAACAACAAGTGGATTGAAAGTGAAGAGTATCTTTCTAAAATGGCAACACAACAAACAAAAGTCAGCTAAGTATCGCTGACCACTAACGGTGGATATATGGAGAAAAATACAATGAGTGATACATCAGGAGAAATGTTAGTTGAACAGTGGCTAGCAATTAAACCTTATATTGATAAAAAAGAAAGACCAGATGCTGCGCTTGCATATCTTAGAGCATCTGAAAACTTTGTTAACTTGGAACAAGCCCAAGAAGATGCCAAAGGATCTGATTCTGCCCTTGACGGTGCGTTTGCAGAAATCCTAGGTGACATTGAAGAAGAAGTTGAAGAAGACGAAGACGAGGATTATTAATGAGTACTTGGTACAGGAAGGTCGTTACAGATCTCAGCTGCCTTCCTGACTGCATTGAGTGGTTCGAAGGCGAACTTATTCAAGGCCGCATGGAACTAAAAATAGTTGGCAGTCTAGAAAAAGCCAGTCGTGAAATGCCGGGCATTGTAGAGTACCGATTCAATCAGCTTCAAGAGATCGAAGCCATACTCGAGCAGTTGAACATTCAACTTCGAAAGGTTAGAAGCGCAAAGTTTCGTCAATTTACAGAACACTACAATCGCGCTCTGACCAGCCGCGACGCTGAAAAATATGTAGATGGTGAACCAGACGTGTGTGACATGGATTCTATTGTAAATGAGTTTGCACTTGTTCGCAATAAGTTTCTTGGACTTGTCAAGGGCCTTGACAACAAACAATGGCAAATTACCAATGTTGTAAAACTGCGAGTCGCTGGCATGGAAGATGCAGAATTAAGATAGTTATAGTACACTACGCAATACCCCAACTATGTTGCAAAAATACAACACTTTTGGGGTATTTTTCTGACTAAAATGGTTGACTTTTGGTCCAAATCGCCGTATAATTAACACTTAAACAGCAACAAAGGTCCATATGCAATACACTTTGATTACAAAAAGCGGCAAAGTTATGCAATTTTACATCAAAGAAGTAGCAGAAATGTATCAAGCGGGCCTGGGCGGTGTTGTATTATCGCAACAAACCCTAAAAACTGAACAAAACGGTTGCTCTTTGAGCCAAACCGCAGTATAATAGATATTGTAGTAAGTTAAACATCCACGCAAAGGAACACAAATGTCAGCATATATTACAATCAACAAAGGCACCTATCGCAATTTTAAAGTTGCAGGCCAAACATTCCAGCTTGTTGCAGATTATAAAGAAGGTACCAAAGGCGGATATGTCACAGTTATTGCTGACGAGTCTTTTGAACCACTAATTTCACAAGGCCGCGAAGTTCGTATCAAAGTAGAGTCGATGCGCGATGTAGTACCAGCAACTGCCGCAGATTGTGTTACTAGCATCGAGGGCAATTATGATGCCCCAAAACGTAAGGAACCAAAAGTGCAAGAAACAGACGAGCAAGCAATTGAACGCATCCGCGAGCGTTTTGACATTCTTGAGGAAATGACTGAAGGTGCAGTTGATGGCTCAGTCCGTGCTATGATTGTTGTTGGCCCTCCGGGTGTTGGCAAGAGCTTTGGTGTTGAAAAGGTGCTGGACAAGAGCGCCATGTTCGACAAAATTGGCGGCTCGCGTATCCGTTACGAGATTGTTAAAGGTGCAATGAGCGCCATTGGTTTGTACTGCAAGCTCTACAATTACAGCGATGCCGGTAACGTGCTGGTGTTTGACGATTGCGACAGTGTGTTGATGGACGAGCTGAGCCTTAACATTTTGAAAGCGGCATTGGACAGTTCCAAGAAGCGTACAATTTGCTGGAACACAGACAGCCGTATGTTGCGACAAGAAGGCGTACCAGATCGCTTCGAGTTCAAAGGCAGTGCAATCTTTATCACCAACATCAAATTTGAGAATGTGCGTTCTGCAAAACTCAAAGACCACTTGGGTGCATTGGAAAGCCGCTGTCACTATTTGGATCTGACACTGGACACTACCCGTGACAAAATGTTGCGTATCAAGCAAATTATGATGGACGGTATGTTGGATGCATACGAGTTTGAAGAAGGTGCCAAGCAAGAACTGTACGAGTATGTGGACACTAACAAAGACAAGTTGCGCGAACTGAGCCTGCGTACAGTTATTAAAATTGCAGACTTGAAGAAGATGGTAGGTCCCGGCACCGACAAGTGGAAGCGTTTGGCAGAAACTACTGTGATGAAGCGCGAAGCGGCGTAAGTTACCAAAACAGGCAATGTCAATAAGTCCTGTTTGTCAAGGAACTATATGACTCTTTTTACTTTAGTCCAAAAGCAGGGTAACAAGTGTTACTACTGCAATTGCGAAATGAATAACGGCAAGAAGTCTCCCTTTCATGCAACAGTTGAGCATTTGCTTGACAAGTGGGCAAGTCCCCGGCATAAAAAGATTGAAGCGTCTTCTAACTTGGTAGCGGCATGCTTTGCCTGTAACAATAGTCGTGGATGCGCCCGCAATAGAATTGCACGTGACTATTATAAGAAACAAGCAGCCAAGAAGAATATGAAACTTGCAGTTGCGTCTACCCCAAGTAGAACTTTGTATTCGTTGTTTGGCCCAGTGCCACAAAATTTATTTAATGTGTAAGGATATATCATGAGAAAGATGGCAACTATTAGAAAGATTGACGTATTGCGACCCATCGAAGGTGCAGATGCAATCGAATGTGCTATTGTTGGCGGCTGGACAGTAGTAGTCAAGAAGGGTGAATACTCAGCAGGTGATCTTGCAGTGTATTGCGAAATTGATTCGTTCATCCCCACAGCTATTGCTCCGTTCCTGACCAAGCCCGGACAATACGCAAAGACTTTTGAAGGTGTCGAAGGCGAACGTCTGCGAACGATGAAGCTACGCGGCCAACTGAGCCAGGGCCTGTTACTGCCACTATCTACGGTCTACTCACTGCCACCAACTACTGGAGTTGACATTGTGGGTAATGATGTGTCCGAGCCGCTTGGTATTGTCAAGTACGAAGCACCAGTGCCTGCAGAGTTGGCTGGAGAAGTTAAGGGTATGTTCCCATCGTTCATTCCAAAGACTGACCAAGAGCGTATTCAAAACTTGAAGTTTGAACTGTCAGAATGGCTTGTTGATGGCTCACATTGGGAAGTTACCGAAAAGCTGGAAGGCTCGTCAATGACAGTGTATATCCGAGACGGCGAAGTTGGAGTGTGTTCACGCAATCTCGACCTTAAGCCAAATCTTGACAACTCACTGTGGCGTGCCGCAAACAAGTACAACCTGCCTGCCAAGTTGGTTGGTATTGGTCGTAACATTGCCATCCAAGGGGAAATTGTTGGTAACGGAGTCCAAGGCAACATTTACCAAATGCGTGATCAAGACTTTCTTGTGTACGACATTTACGATATTGATGCTGGCTGCTACTTCACTCCAACTGAACGTAAGGCATTTGTTGCCGAACAAGGTTTGAATCACTGTCCAGTACTTGCATACTCAGCTAATCTAACTGACACACTTGGTATTACCAATATGGAACAAGTGTTGAAGTTTGCTGAAGGCAAGAGTGTAATGGGCATGATTGGATGCGAACGCGAAGGATTGGTCTTCAAGTGCCACGAAAAGCCTGTTTCGTTCAAGGCCATCTCTAACAAGTATCTTCTGAAACACGGAGGTTAATAGTTTACCGACAGCTGACTATTTGCGTGGATGGATGTCGGTGGAACAGACTCTTCGGAGTCTGTTCTTTTTTTCTGTATTACGGACAAATTGCTTTTTCAAAACCATGGTTTTTACTATAAGTATTTTACAAATGAATAGACATAAACCTACAAAAGTGTTATACTAATATATGCCTGGAATAACACGATTAGAAATTAAAGACGAAGTTAATATCAAGTTCCATGATCTTGATCCAAGTACTCGTCGCAAATGCGAAACCAAATTAAAGTATATGCTACCGCATGCATATCACGTACCTGCTTTTCGATTAGGAAGGTGGGACGGCAAGATCGGTTTCTTTACAACAGCAGGTGCCACTTATCTAAACTTGCTAGACAGAGTGCTACCTATCCTTGACGAGGAAGGCTGGCAAATTGAAATTGATGACAAGCGACCTAACTGGAACATCAAGTTTACTAAAGTTACCGAAGATACGTTTAGTCATATCCTTTGGCCCAAAGGACACCCAGCAGAAGGTCAACCAATTAAGATCCGCGACTACCAAGTAGAGTGTATCAATCGTTATCTTGCCAACCCACAAGGCGTACAAGAGATTGCTACAGGCGCTGGCAAAACGCTAATGACAGCAGCCATGAGTCTATGCTGTGAGCCGTTTGGCCGCACACTTGTTATTGTGCCTAACAAAGACTTGGTTCGTCAAACACATGCTGACTATGTCAACATGGGATTGGATGTTGGTGTATACTTTGGTGACGAAAAGGATCTTGGTCATACACACACTATTGCAACATGGCAAAGTATCAACAGTCTTATTAAGAAGAACAAAGAAGGTACCAGTCTAGTTGGGCTTGATGCTGTTACTGATGACTTAATTGCAGTTATTATTGACGAAGTACACATGGCCAAGGCAGATGTATTGCGTACAATGCTGACTGGGTTGTTTGCAAATATTCCAATTCGTTGGGGACTAACAGGCACTATTCCCAAAGAAGAACACGAATACGTTAGCCTTATCGCTAGTCTAGGTGAAGTAACACACAGACTGCAAGCAAGCGAACTTCAAGACATGGGTGTGTTATCTAATTGCCACGTTAAAGTATTGCAGTTTGATGACAAGGTTGAATACAAAACTTACCAAGAAGAATTGACCTACTTAACGTCAAATGAAAAACGATTAGACCATATGGCTGCTACAATCAGTGCTATTGGATTAGCTGGCAACACGCTAGTACTTGTGGATCGTATTGCTACTGGCAAGATGCTGGTAGAAAGACTACCTGACAGTGTATTTGTATCAGGTGCAATGAAATCAAAGGATAGAAAAGATGAGTACGACGAAATTACCACAAACGATAACAAAATTATCGTTGCGACATATGGCGTGGCGTCTGTCGGTATTAATATTCCTCGGATCTTTAACCTGGTACTTGTGGAACCTGGGAAGTCGTTTGTCCGAGTTATTCAAAGTATTGGCCGCGGGATAAGAAAAGCACAAGACAAAGACTTTGTGCAAATCTGGGACATTACCAGCACTGCCAAGTTTGCCAAACGTCACTTAACAAAGCGTAAACAATTTTACACTGACGCCAATTATCCATACCAAACAGAAAAGGTTACTTACAAATGAACATATTAACAGTCGACAATAAGTCGTATGACTTAGACCGTCTACCCGAAGAGATTGATGAAGACCTGCGTTATGGAGTACTCGACTATAGTAACCCCGCCGAAGTGGATTATATTTTTGTACCATTGGTGTTCCTTGAAAGTTTCTCATGCCCAGCCGCAGTGTTGCGTATTGGTAAAACAGAAGTGAAGGTACCGTTAGATTGGTCGCTAGTTATTGGGGAAGCAGATCATGGCGAGCCAGAAGTTATCAATGTAATGAGCATTAACGATCGCGGATTTAGTACGTTTGTGTTTAACCCGATCAATGGATACAAGCCAGAATGGCAACGAGTTGAAGTAGTCAACATTTATCAAGAAGTAAAGTGGTATGTTCCCAAGCTAAAATTTGGACACTTGTTAGCAGTACCTCTTGAAAAAGGCAATGAACCGATGTGTGCGTTCTTTGTCAAAGAAACAAATAAAATTCCAGAAGTGCTTGACTTAAACAAAATTTGGTTTTAAAATACTAGCATGGCTACTAAAAAGAAAGCACCAGCAACCGCAAAGTATCAACTGCCTATTGATCAAGTTATGGCAGCAGTTGATCTACGCAAAGGCGACTACTACAGCAAACTTGAACCAGATGAGCTAAAGTCGCTTAGTACTTACATGGCGCAACGTTGGGGCAGTCAAGTACAGGGTACACAGGACTTGCAAGAGTACTACTTGACCACAGTCAATGACTTGTCTAATCTGGATTACATTGCAGTAGGTAGCAACCACGATGAGATGCGTTGGCGTACTCTTGCATTGTGCGGCATTGGACACAAGATGCGTCACGAATTCATCCCCCCTAAAGGCGCCAAAAAAGACAAGCTGACAGCTTGGTTGATTGAACAGTTTCCGTCAATGGGCGACGATGAGATTGAACTGTTCCGTGCGCTTAATGGTGATGATGTACTAGAAGATATTGCAGTTTCCAAAAACATGGGTAATAAAGATCTTAAGGATTTGTTTAAATAATGATACAGGATTACCAATGTCGCTTCTGCGGGAAGGCATTTACACGTGAGCGTACTTTGAGTAGCCACATGTGTGAACGCAAACGCAGATGGATGAACAAGGACGAGCCTGAAAGTCGTATTGCTTTTAGCGTATGGTTGGACTTCATGAAATATGTAAGCCCTAATACAAAGAAAGAAAAAACAACCGACGATTTCATAAGGAGTGCGGATTATATTGGCTTTATAAAATTTGCTAACTACTTAATTGAACTACGTCCTTTAGAAAGCGAAAAGTTTACAAACTGGCTTTTTAAAATGAGCGTTCGATTAAGCGACTGGACTAAGCCCGGTACTTACCAACTGTATGTGCAAGAAGCTGCCAAGAAGGAAACTTCAGAACGTGCATTAGAGCGTACTATCCTAGCAATGGTTGACTGGGGTACACGAACAAACAACAGTTGGCAAGACTTTTTCAGTAAAGTTGCGCCAGCAACAGCAATGAACATGATAACTATGGGACGAATTAGTCCGTGGATAATTTATTCAGCTGAAGCAGCGCAACAATTATTAGATAGAATGGAACCGGGTCAAATTGATACAATTACCAAGCATGTGGATACCAAATGGTGGATAAACAAAATAAAACAAAACGAAAGCCAGGTAGTGTGGATCAACACACTGATGACGCAGGCACTAGCTACGCAAAACTAGAAGCGCGACTAGAAATTGTGTTAGCACGGCTAGCTGAAATGACTCAGGAAGTGTTGGCTATTAAACAACAACAAGCAGATATATTAAACTTAGTCAAAACAAATTTAAAGAAGAAATGAACTTACCTGACGTAGACATTGACTTTGCAGATCGTGAACAAGTACTAAAACTGCTGCCCCACGTCCCGGCAATGCAACGGTTGCCTAACGGCAACACGCAAAAGCACAAGACTGGTGTGTACTTTCATCCAGTGCCCAGCAATCCGTTTACAGGATGGTGCGACATTGATTACCAGCAAGCAGAAGAATTAGGATTCTTTAAAGTAGACTTGCTTAATGTGAGTCTATATCAAGGTGTTAAAAGTAAACAGCATTTAGATCAACTAGCCAATCAGGAGCCATTATGGGATCTACTACAGCAAGAAGACTTTTCAAATCTGTTATTTCATTTGAACGGGCATGGGGATGTTCTGAAGAAGACTTGCCCTACTTCCGTGGAACAATTAGCTGCCGTCCTTGCTATGATACGCCCAGCCAAACGTTATCTGATTGGGAAATCATGGACTATGATACTGAAGGAAGTTTGGACGAAGCCCAGTAATGGAGACTACTACTTTAAGAAGGCCCACGCAGTGGCTTATGCAGTTGCTATTGTTGCGCAGATGAATTTGATTTGCGAACAGATCAGCTACGGTTAACGCATCTTACGTACCAAACTAATTTGACGTCGTTTGGTACGTTTTGTTATCACATTGGTTAAACTAGTTTGGTGCCCGTACAATACTTCAAAGTCTTTGGCACTGTAAGTTTTTAGTGCGTATGTAAAGCGGCGCATAGGTTCTTTAAGCACAATGTTGATAGGAATTAGTCTATTACTGCCCCACCACCATTCATCACCTTGTTCAATAAATGCAAGTTTATCAGCATCATCTTTTAGCAAGTTGTAGACGTACATAGTTACAACTACATTGTCACTATTTTGAATGATACCTACTAACTCTTTATCACCGTAACTGGCCAAGCTCATAAACGGGAAGCGTTCTAGGAATTCTTTAACTTTATTATCCATCAGCATTACTTAGCATTTTTAAAATCACCGGGCTAATCGCTAAATAAGAGCATGGCCACATTAAACTCAAGTATTCCAACAGCAACATTAAACTACTCTGGCGCCGGCACAGGCCCAAGTGCAACACGTCACGCACCAAGCTACACCGACCAACGTATTGTATGGTTTAAAGGGGTTGACAATATCTTAGATCTTACCATCACTGGCACAGATCGCCGCCCTGTTAGCTTATTACGCCGTGAGCTAACAGTTACAATGTGGGATAGAACTACTGGCACTACTATTTTTAGACGTAGAGCAATGGCCACAGTAGAAGAAAACGGACAAGCTCGTGTAACTGTTTTTGCTCGTGATTTGATGACACTTCCAGTTGGAATTTATTCGTTAGGTGCTACCTTTATTGATAGCAATGGCTTAGAAACTGCACTGACTTGGAACCGTGCCCAGCAAGGTGCATTTGATGTTGAAGTTAAGGATGCAGTTGTACCAACCAGCAGAGTAACGCAAGAAGTTACAACTTGGACAGACACTGACGGCCTATTAGTATCTAGTGCATTTAATGGACCACAGTTCTTTAGAAAAGATACAAGTCTTTTCACAGTGGCATTATACGGCAGCAATTGGACTGGCCGAGTAATTGTACAAGGAACACTAGACGAAACAGTGACCGGAGCCACACTCTGGGGCAATCTGAAGCCACAAGACTACGAAACTCATAATATGGATTTGAATGGCTACACTGGCATTGACCCATACAACTTCTACGCTGGTGTTCGTTGGTTGCGTATCGTAAAGCAAGACAGCCTTTCGAACGCCGGAACCCTTGACAAAGTCCTAATAAGAGTGTAAACTAGCTCTATATGAGCATAGTTGAATCTACATTACAAGCCCACCTACCTGCGTTAAAGCGCAACACCAACGGCTGGTTAACTATGAACTGCCCGGTGTGTACTCAAAATGGACAAGTACGTCCAGATACTAAACATCGTGGTGGCATCAAGTTCGAACAAGACCGTGTAGGCTACCATTGCTTTAACTGCGGCTACACTACAGGTTGGAGACCGGGACAACGGCTAGGCATTAAGCTAATCAAGTTCATGCGAGCCATTGGAGTTGATGAAGGAGAAATTCAGCGCCTTAAGATCCAACTGTGGGATCAAGTAGTTGATGACGATGATAACACAGTACACGAACCTTTTAAAAAACCCAATTGGCCAGAAATTGAGTTTCCTTGGGAAATTCAAGACATCACAATTGAAGCAGCCGAGTACTTAGATAGTCGCCAAGTGCTTGAACTGACCGACTGGCTGTCAAGCCCAAGTAGTGTGCAGGGCATGAACAATCGTGCTATACTACCGTTCTTTGATGATGGTAAGTTGGTGGGATACAATGCACGTTGGATCGGCGAAGCTCCTAAGGGCGTTGCCAAGATTATTGCCAGCCGCCCGGCCAGCTTTGTGTTCAACTTAGATCGGCAAAGTCAAGCAAGAAAATATACACTGGTACTAGAAGGCGAATATGATGCGCTAAGTTTAGATGGCGTTGCTATTATGACCAACAGCATTAGCCCCGAACAAGCAAAGATTATCGAAGACATTGATAACGAACCAGTTGTACTACCGGACAGAGATAAAGCTGGCTTACAATTAGCAATGCAAGCAGCCGAGTTGGGGTGGAATGTTAGCTTTCCAGAATGGCCAGAAGGTATCAAAGATGCAAATGAAGCGGTACAACACTTTGGGCGAGTTGCTACGCTACAAAGTGTGATATCGGCGATTGAGACCTCCCCCTTGAAGATTAAATTAATAGCACGCCGCTGGTGTGCATAAAGGATAAGATAAATGGCAGATGATGTAAAAGAATATGGATATGAACTACAAAAACTATTTTTGGATTTCTTAGTTAGTAATAGAGATTTAGCGGCACGATGCCAAAATGTACTTGATCCCGATCACTTTGACCGCAGGTTACGAGGTGCCGCAGAGTTTATCAAGAAGTATGTAAATGAACACGGAAACATTCCGGATATTGTACAGGTCAAGGCAACTACAAATACAGAGCTCTCACATTTAGAAACACAAGCAGTTGAGCACAGCAGTTGGTTCTTAACTGAGTTCGAAGGCTTTGCACGACACAAAGCTCTTGAAAAGGCTATCCTTCAAAGTGCAGACATGTTGGACAAGAGCCAATATGGAGCAGTTGAAAAGCTGATCAAAGATGCTGTGCAAGTTGGACTACCAAAGACCTTTGGTACAGATTACTTTGCAGATCCTGCAGGTCGACTTAACGCACTTAAAGACAATAACGGACAGTTGAGCACAGGTTGGAAGTCGCTTGATGATAAGTTGTATGGTGGCTTTAACAGAGGCGAACTAAACATCTTTGCTGGTGCATCAGGCGCAGGTAAGAGTCTGTTCTTGC